GGGTTCGGAGGCACCTGGCAACAGAAGCCTCCACTTTGTTTTCTCAGCCGTAAGCATCTGAATTTACGCTCCTTTCGCTTTCCAGTTTTTCAGCGTTTTACAGTGCTGTTCTTGCTCTGGCCTTGCTTGAGCGCGAGCAGCACAGCTTGTCCGCCAGCCTTGCGATCGGCATGACGGCAATATCGTTCAACCATTGGAGGCGACATCCCGACCATGTCGCTAATCTGCGCGATCGAGTGACCGGATTGGCGAAGGTGAATGACAGCGTTGGCACGCAAGCCATGCCACACCGCGGCGCGCAGCTCCGGGTGATCCTCTCGCGCCCTGTCGAATAGCTTCCAAAGCTGATTTGTGGTGAAGGGTTTCCCGTTCTCTTGAAGCAGGAATGGTCCCGGCCGTTTCTCCCAATCAACCATCTCGGCTTCGAGTTCGGGGAAGATCGGGCACCATGGCTGCGCGCCGGTTTTCTTCTGGCGCAATGAAAATCCGCCCTCGTCAATATCGGTGAAGCCGAGACGCACGACATCGCTGATGCGCTGCCCAGTATACCGGGCGAGAACGTAGGCACGGCGCAACGCACCGGTAAGCTTTTCGTCGGCTGCTCTGAGCTGTTCGGGCGTCCAAGGTTTGTGGCCTTCGCCGTCTTCAAAATGCGCCACGCCCAAGGTCGGATCGCGTGACAGCAGTTCGCGCGGTCCCATCGCCCATCGGCACATGGCGCGCAATCCATCAAGCACGTTGTTCGCCTTTCCCGGCTTAGCGGCGAGCCCGTCCATGAGCGCTTGAACGTGCGATGGCCGCAGCGCATCAGCTCGCAACTCGCCCCACGCCGTGCGTACAACCCGCAGCGAGCGCCGGTATTGCTCCTTCGTCCCGTCACTCAGCTTGCGCCTTAACGCCGGCCATGCCGTTTCGTAGGCGTCGCATAGAGCATTGATCGTATCTGTCGGCACCGGCCCAACAATGCCTTGAGCCTGCCGAACGGCCTGCCAGAACTCGGGCGTTTGTGGATCATTCGGCAAGCGAATGCGCGGGCCGGCGTGATCCGTGCCTCGACCAGCCTGGAAATAATAAAACTCGCGTCCTCGCGCGATCACGCGATGAACGCCCTTTGGAAGCGAAATAGATGCCTTACCGCGCGACATTCTTGACCCCCTCCATGAACGGATCAGCCCCAGCTTCGCCGGCTGCGAGCGACGCCAGCGCGGCGTCAACGGCCGCCCAGCGCCAGCGCACCGTACCACCTGTCAGCTTGATCGGCTTTGGCAGGATGCCACGGCTGACCAGATCGCGCACGGTTGTCTCCGAGCAATCCAACTCGCGCGCCAATGACTGGCAGGACAAATAAGCTGGTGGGCGATCGGTCATGCCACTCTACGGATTAAGGAAAAATGCCCGTCGCGCGGTTGGAAGCCGCCACGGGCTGACGGTGTTGTTCGGTGTCTATTCATCCCGCGACACTGTCCGTCTTGTCGCAGCCGTTCGGCGAGAGAGCATTCGCGAGGAAACTCGCCAACGAGGCCAACGTTATTCCGCGTCATTTCTCAAAGAACCTTCAGATTGACCGCCTTCTGCCGTTTGGTCTTGCTGTTGAGCCCGACGCTGTAGGACACACGCTGTCCCTCGGCGATTCCGGCAATGCCGCTGTCCTCAAGCGCCGTGACGTGGACAAACATGTCCATGGTGCCATCGTCTGGGACGATGAAGCCGAAGCCCTTATTCGCGTCGTAAAATTTCACAATGCCGGTTTGCATCAGCTCGCCCCGATCCCGACCGAAGACGACAAGGCGGCCGCGATAGCCTCCTCGCTTAACCCGCCCTCTTTGGCATCCTTAAGGGCCGATACGGTTGCCGACAGCGCCCGCGATCTGCCGCCCTGGTCATAAGCCTGCGTTGGCGTCATCAGATCGATTGCAACGGCGCCGCCGAGCTTGTCAGAGGCTTCCTCGGCGAGCAGCGTGGCAATCGGCTGCAACGTCCATTGCGCCAGATGCCGCTGCGCTTCACGTACAAGCGGTCCCTGTGCCCTTGCCGCAAAGAGGGCAGGTAGGACACCAAACGCCGCGCAAATCGACTCCCGCGCGCTCTCTAGCGTTTCCTGCGTCATTGCCCGTTGCAGATCGGGCGTCAGATCGGCCGGGCGCCAGTCGGCCGCTGGCTGCGGTCCACCCGCTGCGCTGACCTGCACGGATTCGCGCAACAGCACCCGGCCGCGCTGCCCACGGAATGAACGGCCGAGCGCAGTGTTATCCTGTTCCGGCATTTCAGGCATCGGCACTACCTGCGAGCCGATCGGTGCGCTCTCAAAAACCTCCCCAAGAGCGCTTTCAACGGCATTCAACACGCTGGCGGTCAAGCTTGCGCGCTTCAATGGCGCGGTCCCGTAATAAGGTGCGGCAGGATCACAGCCAACGCGAACATGCAGCACTTCGGCCGCCAACGCCGTTTGCGTGATGCCGCCGCCAGCCTCGGGGATAGTCACCTGATAGGCGGTCGGTCTGCCATAGCGGGTTCGCAGATTCCAATCCGAGCAGGGCACCAGTCCGTCGGGCATGATCAGCCAAACCGACTCGCCGCGGACCGCCAGCGATCGACCAATGAGCGCGAGGATGCAGGGATCGAGCAAGTCCGTCCCGGTCACGTCCGCCAGCGTAAAACCGTTCTCCCAAAGGGAAATGCAGCTTTGCGCCGTCGCGGTTAATTCGGCGATGCCGCGCCGGCCGGAAATGTATGCCTCGCGCGCCGCCATGATTTCGGCAGTAAAGCCCGACATCGCGGAACGCTTTTCGCGACGACGAAACCAATCAAGCAATCCCATCGTCATGCTCTCCGATACTGGCGCAGCAGATCGGCCGCGCCGCTGTTTTGCATTGCGCGCGCCATCCATGACGGCGTGCGGCTCACTTCTTTGATCCCGATTCCGAATACTTCGCTGCGCTCGGATGCGGCGCCGGGCGTTCCTGGCGTCGCGGCCATGTATTCAGCCAAGCGCCGGTAAGCCTCATCCACGTTTTCAGGCACCGTGCCGCCGCCAACCGTGCCGGTGAAGCGATATGGGCCAGTGCAAGCCAGCCAGTAGCCACCGAGCGGCGAAGGATCGAGCACAGGCGTCGGCGTTTCCCAGACGTTGGCGCGATCGGACCAGCTTTCGACGGTGGAAATCGTTGCCGGCGCGAGCGGCGCAACCCATTCGCCCGGTCCCTCGACAACCCACTGAATGGTGCGCGAAGTCCAGCGCCAAGCGATATAGCTTTCGATCCGCTGCCAAATCATTGCGTTGGAAAGCGCTGCCGCCGCTGTGGAAAGGCCAGCCGGCGCGCTAGGGTAAGACGCTGGCACGCCTTCAACTTGTTTGATCGTTATTGCCATTAACGGTACCTCAAAATGGATAGCGGCCGTGGCGCTGGCGGCTCAGTGAGCGACCAGTTACGGGCCGTCATCTGCGCTTGGTCATAGGCAGGTCTCGTGACCAAACTGAACTCATAGAGATCGGCGCGCGTGACGGTGCGGAGAAGCCCGTCAGCCGATCGGGAAACGGTCTCCCCGCCTTGAGGAACGCGAAAACCTGGAGAAATCCCCTTCGTGAGGCCAGCGGCCAGCGCGGCTAACGCATCCTGCGCCCATGAGGTTGACGGTACGACATAGGCGTCCAAATGCAGCGCATCGGTGCCATCACGAAGGGTAAGCGAGCCGGCTTCCGTAGAAGCCAGCGGTTTTTCGATATCGTGACCAGCTAGCAAAAAAATGTTTTCTGCCGCCTCAATGCGGGAGCGAAACGCGCCAGCAGCGAACCGCTCGCGGCGGCCATTGCCAAGCGTCGTTTCCGCATTGTACGGAAACGCTCCGGTCAAGCGGGTTGCGCCGTTTTCAGAGCGAATCTCAAACTTGATCGGAGCGCCGTGGAGCATTACGCCACCTGCACGCTGGTCAGAATCTGCGACTGAGCCGCACGGCCAGCCGAGACATCCATGGTAGCCAAGCCGGTAAGGCGCAGACCGCCAGACGCCGCGTCACTGTAGGGATCGCGGATCAGATCGATTCCACCAAACAGACCGACGAAGAACGGCGCAATGCCACCGATCGAAGTCGTGAGAAGCGCGGTGGTCGCGAGCGGCGAGCCGGTTGGAGCGGCAAGCGCGTTCGACGACATCACGATATTTTCTGCGGGAATGTGCATGATCAAACGATCAAATTCCGAGACCGCAGTGCTCGTTATCAACGTCGAATCCATCTTGTCGAAGACTTCCGGCCGGATCAGCAGTTTAACGTCGCCGGGACCAGTCGCAGCATTCGCAGCCAAGAACCGCACCACAGCGGAGCGGAAAGCCGCCCAGGACGCCGCAGCGGCAACAGACGTGCTGGTGATCGAGTAGCTGCCGACCAGAAGACCGGCAGGCTCACCGCTCGCGCCAGCTCCCAAAAAGACGGCTTTGTCCATGGCCTGAGCCATGCAGCCGTTCATATCGCGACGCACTGCCTGTTCCAGACCATCGCCCGATTGCTTTAGAGACTTGCGCGTGATCTTCATGGTGATCCCCAACGTATTGTTGGGAGCGATGGTGCGCTGCGCGGTCGAATAAGCGGTCGGACCACCAACGCTACCAGTTTCCGACGATTGCCACGCCGCAGCGACCGACGAAGAGGTCAGCGGAAATTCCTCTGAGCCCTGCGCGATCGTAATGAGCTGACCGCCCATGATCGATGCGACCGACTGCGGAAAGAGACGGTCGATAATCGGCGCAGTCATCTTCGGCGCCGGCGTACCGCTCGCAACGGTTTCACCAGCACGCTGTTCAAGCAAGAGGGCTTCATAGGGAATCGGAACGCCGCGATACCCGTTCTTCGAGCGCATCTCCGAGATGATTTCAGCGGTTGCGCCATTGATGACAGCGCCCTCGTCAAGATGCAGAGCGACCTGACGCAGCTCGAACTTGCCGAGCAGGTCGGAATATTCGCGATCGGAGCGGGTTTCCAGATCGCCCCTGGCTTCACGCCGCTCGGTGTCTTCCGCGATCAGCGATGCGCGGTAGCGGGTTTCGTTTGAACGATATTCCGCGTCCATAGCTTCCATGGAGCGGGTTTCGTCCTCGGTCGGCTTGTCTTTACCGACCAGGGTCGCGAGCATCTGCCGGATTTCCGACTGGCGCCGCTGGATTTTCAGACTTTCAAGCATTTAACTTCTCCGTTTGTTTCGCCATGGCGGCGATGAGATCGCGCCAGGCTAGGCGCTTGGGATCGAGTTCGGCGGAAAAGCCGCACTCAATTCGGGTTTTCCGGCTGTGACAGCCGGGACAAAGGCATTGCAGATTGTCCAGCGCGTACGACAATTCAGGATGCGTCCGGATCGGTTGGACGTGATCGACCTCGAGGCGGCCACGCGCGCCGCATTTCGTGCACTTGAAACCGTCGCGCCTCTTCGCTTCGAGGCGAACAGCAGCCCATCGCTGCGAGCGGTAGACGGCATGACCGTGGCGCTTCATGCCCATACAGCCGCCCTCGTCTTGCGAGCACCGCGACCGGCAATGCGTGCGCCTTCTGCGACCGCAAGCACGCTGGCAGATGCCGCGTCGATACGGCCCAAGGAGCGCGCCTTAGCCAATTTGATGTTGTTAGCGGGATCACGCAGGCAAACTGCATCAGCGAACGCCGAGCGCAACAGCAGCGACGGAGCGGCCTTCACCAGCCCGTCGAAACAGGCGCGGCGGAAGCGCTCGCAATCCTCATTGCCATCCTTGAAGCCGAAACCACGCCACACAAGCGGCGCGCGAATGCCGGCTTGATCGACAGCTTGGCCCAACTCGGCTTGCTTGTACCTGTCCATGACCAAGGCGGCGATCGTCTCGCCCTCGACGTGGCGCATCACTTCCGACAGCCACGGCGCAACTGGAACGGTTTGTGCGCCCAAGGTGCTCAATTCGCCACGACCGGACATCTGCGCGTATCGATCGCCGACGCCGTCACGCTGCCCGCGATCGAGCAAACCGGGCTGTGATGGAAACCAGCCGAGCGCTTCGAGCCTGCCTGTTTCAGGCCAAAAGAACGCCGCAGCCGTCATTGAAGCGGAGCCGCCGAGGTCGATGCCTACGACACAGGGGCCTTGTCGTGCAGGGACCTCGGCGGTCTCACATGCCAACCATTCGTCAACGGTTAGCAATAGGTCGCGCGTCTCGCCGGAAACGCGCTGGTTCAAGTTGTACAAGCGATACGTGGTAAGCGCATTGCCACCGCGAGCGATCGCACGGCGCGCTTGCTGTTGCAGCCATTCAAGCGTCGCGCCAATTCCATGTTCGGCGCCGGGGTTGGCTTTCCGGATTTGCTCAAGGTCATCCGGCGCGCAACCATCGTCCGCGCGGTGCTCTTGCGTATAGGTGCCTTCTGGCGGCTCATCCAGCCACTTGCTGAATGGGTGCGCGTCATCAGGCGCGCTGGTGCTAATCATCAGGTAGCGCCCGCCACGCTTGCCGATACCGGACAACAGTGCGTGCTCGAGCTCGTCGCCACGGTCGCGCTGCCAATGCGCACGCTCGTCCGCAACGCAAAGCGTCGGGCTGGTGCCGAGAGTGGTTCGACCGTCGGCGGGTACAACGCGGATAATGTGCGGGCCGTCGTCGGCTTCCAGTTCGATTTCCAGGCGCGGCGCCTTACGGAAGGTCAGCCGCTTCTGCACGTCCTCGGGCAGCGACTGCGCCAGGGCGGCGCAGTAGTCATAAACAATCCGGCCCTGGTCGCGCGTACGGGCCGCCACGAGGCATTCTCGGGCCGGCTGGGGGTCGATTTCGCCGAGCAAGTGACCGAGAGCAATACCGCCGGTCAAAGCGGACTTGCCGCCGCCGCGAGCGACGCTAAGAGCCGCAATCGAGGTGCCCTTTGCCAGACTGCCCTTCAGGAATTGGCTCTGGTACGGCGCGAGCTTGATCAATTTCCCAGCCTTTGGGCCGGTCGGAACGCGCAGTGATTGGATGAATTTGGCGGCTTTGGCGGTCAATTGGACCGCCTTGGGAGCGCGAATTCGAAACCCCTGGGACGGTCTACACTCCCCAACGAACTTTCGGGCATTGGAACCGAACTGTCATAGTCAGGTCCATAAACGGCGCACAAAAATCGTTCAAAGTCTTCTGCGGGCACAAATTCGCCGCGCTCCAACCTGTCCTCGATTGACAGGAGCAATGCTTCGGTCTCCTTGGAGACGATAATGTCATCGCTCATGTTTATCGCTTCCGATTTGCGGGATGGCGCTCGTCGATCGGCCATCCGTCATCGCCGATGCGATCAGAATAGCCACGAGCGATTTGTGCTGGATCGCGAGCGTCAGCCAGAAGCTCTTGAAACGAAATGCCGTTAACGCAAGCCGCTATTTTCTCGATGATCTTTCCATCGATGGCCCTTTCGGACCTCACGCCCCTAAAGTATTTTTTTTCCGCTGCCGATCGTTCGAGCGCGGCTCTTTTCGGGTCCTCATCGTAAATGCTTTTATGCCCATATAACGCCGCCAAACCTTGAAAATAGATGTCGGCAGATAGGGTCGTGTCTCTAATCGTGACCATCATGCTAGGCAGAAGCCCAACGCCGTTTTGCGGGCGCCGCAAGGTTGGCACCACCAACTCGGCAAAAGACGGCTTACCTAAGCAAGCGATTAGGTTGCTTAGATCCTGTCGAAACGTATGACGTTCCCCGAATAGAACAGCGCTTACGCTTTTGGATTGCTTGTCGGATTGCGTGGCGACGTGACCGCAAACGAGATCGCCAAAATCGCGGATGTATTCGGGCGCGCGTGCCGGACTTGGACACGCAACCAGCGCGATCGTTAGAGCAGCGGCGTCTTGCGGCGCGGCTTCGGCTGCATGGCGGCCTCTACCGAACTGCGAAAGATGCCCAGCCTCACGAGCGACACGGCCGTAGACGGCAGCGCTCTTGCGAGGGAACGAGATCGTGTCTGCAATCCCGTTGATAAGTTCGTTCACGTTGACCATTGGCCTCATCCCAATCTCGAATGATTATCGCACATTTGAGGATTGATTGCAAGCTCAAATGCGTAATACGCATTTGAAAATGGTGGGTAACAAAACCCGCCTGCGGATTTGATTCCGGGCGGGTGTCTCACAACCCGATCGTAGTATTCCTTCTGCCAGCAATCTTTCGCTGGCCCCTAATTATATTATGGACTCGAAAACCCGTTTCTTTCACTTGTGGCGAAAAAAAGGTCCTCTAAAGCCCCCCTTCTTTCGCTGACCCATATCTATATTATCCCCTCGAAAACTCGTTTCTTTCACCTTGCCCCGATCAAAACTTGCTTTTTCCCGCAAATCACATGCACCTAAGCGCCGCGACCGGATGTTGTAGCATCCGGCCGCGACTTGACACCGAACAGCTATAGGAGAGCTATCGATGACCGATTCCACAGATACCACGAATCTGCGTGCTCCTGCCTCGGCGTTTGAGCTGGAATGCGAACTTCAAAATCTCGCCCAGATGGCCCGCATCGCCTACGTGACCTGCTACGAGGTTATCGGCGAGACAGATTTTAAATACGCCGACGAGGACAAGACCATTTTTGAGTGCGTTACCCGCCACGACCTGACGCCAGACGGTGTGCGACGGGCGCTATTTGCTGTCGGCCATGTTGAGGACATGATTAAGGACCTCAGGAAGAAACTCGAATTTGATTGATCTCATAAAAGTGACGCGCTTGATGCCCGCCAGTTTCACGCTGGCGGGCTTTTCCTTGGGCGATAACCGATAACCTCGATAACCGGATAACCATGAGGTTATTCAGTTGCGTCGCCCTGCTGCCGGTTACCGCGGTTATCAAAGTTATCGGTGGGTGAGGTCTTCCCAGAATAACCGGCATAGTCAGGGTGAACATAACGGCCGCGTTTTTCCTTAAGTACTTCCCCTGCCTTAGACATTTTGAACAGAAGCTGCTTCACGTTGTTTCGCGGCAACCCCTTGGCGTCGGCAATTTCAGCCGGCGTCATGGGTTCTTGGTTATCGGCTAAGGCCTCAAGGATAACCGTTCGCTCGTCCGTGCGGTGAACCTCTTCCGCATCGCCCTTGATCGTCCATCGGCAAGTGTTGCGGTTAAATTCCGCCGCCTTGTCAATTTCCTCGATGTCGCGGCCGCGTCCGTAGAGCGTCACGCCTTGGCTTGTGCGATTGAGCACGAGAATGCTGTCAACGGCGCCGGTTAGGCCCGTCGTGCCGCTGACCGTGTCAATCGGGTCGTCGGCTTCCATCTTGCGGACATGATGGACCAGGACAACAGCAACGCCGCACTCGTCGGCGATCGCCTTTAGCCCGGTTACGGCCGCGTAATCGGCCGCGTACGGGTCCTCGTTCGCCTTCTTGACAGCCCGCACCTTGGCGAGCGTGTCAACGATGATCAGCTTGGGCTTCTCGCGGCCCTTGATCCAGTTCGCCAGAAACTCCAAGCCGCCCTCGTTAAGACGCGGCATGTTGGTGGCAAATTCCAGCCGCTTAGGCCACGTCTGGGATTGAACAACCTTGTTCATCCGGCTTTGAAGCCGGCGCGGGTTATCTTCGAGAGCCGCATACAGGACATCGCCCTCGGGGCATTTGATGTCGCCCAGAGTGAAGCCGCCGCGAGCAACGGCAATCGCGATATCGAGCACAAGCCAAGACTTGCCGATTTTCGGCTTGCCGGCGAGCAGCGTCAGCCCTTCGGCAATGTATCCTTGCACCACGTAGCTAACGGGCGGAAACGTCATAGCTTGCAGGTTATCGGCGCTGATGAGCGACGGCGTTGCTTTCGCGCCATCTTGCGCTGGCGCAGCGGCCGGTGTCCACACCGGGGAGCTTGTGCAGTATTCGGCAAGCTTACCGGCACGATCGGGATCTGCGTCCAGCCAATCCGAAACATCGCCCTTTTCAGGCAAGCCAGGAAGCCGAACAACCCGCACACTGTCGGCAATTCCGTGAAGGTGGCGCGCAACATCTTGAACGTGATCGCGGCCGTCTTCGTCGTTGTCCTCCAGGAGGTAGCAGTCCTTGCCCTTAAACCATTTGTTGAGGTCGGCGTGCCAACTGCCTGCCCCCATCGGATTTGTTGTCGCCACGAAACCAAGGCTCGCGAGCCGATCGGCGTCTTTCTCGCCTTCGCAGACGAAGACGCCGCTGTGAACCGCCTTGAGCATGTCAGGCAGTCGATAGGGAATCCTTGGCCCCTTCGCGCCGCCTTTCTCCCAGCCGCTTCCATTCCAATGCGACTGATAAAAGCCGGGGCGCTTGACGCGCAGATACGGCGTGCCATCGGCCTGCCTGTAGATGTACTCCGCAGGCGCGCTGCCGGCCTTCGCTACGGGCTTGGATGCCCGACGCGATATATTGGCAATGGGGTTGTCCTTGGTTTGGCTGGGCGCCCATCGATCGAGCCCCAGCCGATCGCGCACATGGTCCTTGCAATTCTGCCAATCGTCGCCGGCAAACGAATGCACCGTGAAGTCGTCGCCGTCGAAGGTGACGCTTAGTGAACGGTCGCGAGGACTGTGGTTTGGTCCAGGGCATAGCACCCGGTTTTGGCCGGCCACGTCGCCGCCTAAAGCCTTTGCAGCGTGGGAAACGTTCATGCCGCACCCCCGATCTTCTCGCGGAGGCGGTGCACGGCGGCGGCGTCTAGTTTGACCCAGCCTGTCCGCGTGCTATTCTGTTTCCCTTGGAGCTTGCCAGCTTCATCCGCCTTGCCGCCGCTTCCGATGCCAGTCGGGGCGGCGGTTTCATTTTCGGGGTTAGGTGCCGGCCCAACCCGTGTTTTACAGTCGAGCGGTCTGTTCCGGGCCTGTTCGTGGTTTCCCGGCGAACTACTGGAAAACGCATCTTTTTGAATTATAATAGGAATCCGGGCTTCAAGCGGAAGCCTCCACTTCCATTTTTCTCCCGCCCATTTTTTCTCTTGGGCGGGGACTCCTTCTGGCCGGTCGGGCGCGTTACCATTCGAGCTTGGCGAGTCGGATCGGCCCCGACTCGGGGATTGCGACAGGACCGATTATGGCGACCGATCATATCCGATACGATGTGCTGGCACGCGACGCGTTGCGCGGCGTGCTGCGGAAGGTGCTGAGCGACGCTGCAGCGAACGGATTGCCGGGCGAACATCATTTCTTCATCACCTTCGTATCGAAGGCAGAGGGCGTGAAGCTCTCACCGCGTCTGCTCGCCCAATATCCGGAAGAGATGACGATCATTCTTCAGCACCAGTTTTGGGATCTGACCGTGCTCGACGACCGCTTCGAGGTCGGCCTGTCCTTTGGCGGCATCCCGGAACGGCTGGTGGTGCCATTTGGCGCGATCAAGAGCTTCCTCGACCCATCGGTGAAATTCGGCCTCCAATTCGATACCTCAGATGTCGCCGAGGTGCCGCCGGCGGCGCCCGCCGCGGCCCCTGCTCCGTCGGCCGTGTCGGTCCCCGCGCCCGCTGCAGAGAAGCCGGAGCCGGAGGACGAGCCGACCGCGCCGAATCAGGGCGGCGCCGAGGTCGTCCGGCTGGATCGCTTCCGCAAGAAATGATCCAGTTCGGGGCACAGCACGGCCCCGACGCGGCCAAAGCCACTGTATAGATGAGCATCGAAAAGGCGCGCGCCTCGCGCGACAGAATGGATGTGCTCATGGACAAGACGATTCGCACTTCACGACGTTCCGCCACGCGTGTCGAGACCGACAGTTTTGGTCCGATCGAGGTTCCCGCTGACC